ATTTATTTGTGGTTCTTGAACCTGACTCCGCTTAGGTGGGAATGCGATTTTTGGCACAATGCCTATACCCCCCATTTTTTTTGGCGATTTCAAACCGACTTTGGCCGAATAATGGATTTATCCCTACTTTTGTGCAATGCCGACAAATACGTTTGTAAAGCGTAAGACGAGAGAGCCTGCAAATGCGGAGGTTGTGGAGGATAGCGTGGAGATAACCTCTACGCAATCAGAGAGCGTTCAGGAGGCGTTTCCTGTGCTTTTGAAGAGTGGTAGTCGCACACCGAAGAATGTAACGAGAAAAGACATCAGGGAGCTTTTGGATGCAGACCTTGACAGAAGCATTGGTGGTGTTCGCAGGATGGATGCTTTGATTGCGAGATTGGTGACTGAAGCGATTAGGGGCAATATGAGGGCGATGGAATTGACTTTGGCTTACTTGTATGGCAAACCAGGTCAGCAACAGACTGCGCCCGACACAGGGCCGTTTGTACTTGAATTAAGCGAACCGACAACGGATGAAGCTAACAGCGAGGCAGACGCAAGCGTATAAACTTGCTATTTCAGGCGAGAAGCAGTTTATCTTGTTTGGCGGGGCAATCAGGGGAGGAAAGACATACTGCCTCTTGCTGACCTTCATCTCCCTCTGCTCCAAGTATCCGCGCAGTCGGTGGGTGATTATCAGGCAGAGTATGCCCACGCTCCAACGAACAACCTTGGTGACTTTCACATCCCTGATGAACCAAGGTCTTGGAACGCACGTTGCCGGATGGGACAAGCAAGCGCAGATTGTGACCTTTAAGAACGGCTCGGAACTGCTCTTTATGGGCGAGAACTACGATACCGACAAAGACTTTGACAGGTTCAAAGGTCTGGAGATTAACGGTGCAGGGATTGACGAGATTAACGAGTGCCAAGAAGGCTTGCTCTACAAGGTGCTTGAACGTGCAGGTTCGTGGCTCAATGCCGAGGGCAGACCACCGATTGTGGTGATGGGTACTTGCAATCCGAGCAATAATTGGGTAAAGGAACTCGTTTATGACAAATGGAAAGAATCAAACCTTCCCTCCACCTGGGCGTACATCCCCTCCAAGATCACCGACAACCCCCACATCCCTGAAGATTACCTTAAATCCCTGCGAGACAATATGCCTGAATACGAATATAAAAGATTCGTGGAAGGCGATTGGGAGGTGCAGGAGAAGCCAGAAAACCCTTTCTTTGTATCCTATGACTCCAAACGACACGAATCCTTCCAACCCACCTTCCGCACCAACCTCCCCATCTACATCTCTTTGGACTTCAACTTGCAGCCATTCTGCGGAATCGTTGCCCAAATGTGGACCGATGACGCAGGAGACCACGTTCATATCGTGGACGAGTTCAACGTGGTGGACGGCTCCATTCCTAAAATGGTGGATACGATAAAAGCCAAGTACGCTCCCTTTCTGTTCTCCTGCTTGATTACAGGGGATGCAATGGGCAAGCGTGGCGATTTATCGCAGAGGGACAACGCAAACTACTACGAGCAACTTGCAAGGGGCTTAGGCCTGAGCCAAAAGCAAATCCGTATTGTTCCCAACCCAAAGCACGAGAACAGTAGAGCACAATGTAATTACCTTTTGCAATTCCACCCTGACATTAAGATTAATCCCAAGACCTGCCCTGGGATGGCGAGGGATATGAAAATGGTGGCCTGCGATGCCGCAGGAACGATTATCAAAAGAAACCGTTTTATTATCAGCCAACAGTCCGACTTTGCCGACTGCTTTCGGTATCTTTGCAATAGCTTCCTGAGCGAATGGTACATTAAGCACCTCAAACGGAGCGGGTACAACAAGTTCGGGCCTAACTTCATCCCAGAAATGAGCCAACTATGAGCTGCCTTGAATGCACCGACTGCCTAAGCATAGGCCCTTTTGACATCTGTTGTGCAAGTATTTCTCTTGCCGAACCTCTCGTTCACAACAAATACAAGGTTGTAATTACAGACGTGTCACTTGGATCGCACACAACCTACGAAAACACCAACTCAAACCTTATTGACCTCACCACAGACGAGGAAATCTATACCACAGGCCGTACTTACGAAGTGCGTATCTATGGCCAAGGCGCTTGCGACCTAAGCGACCCCCAAAAAATGATTAATGACCTGCACGAAGGCGAACATACCTGTTTTTCTTTTCAATTTGAACGATTAACATAATGTACAGCATTGAAACCTTCTACCGTGCCTTGCTTGTGAGCCTGATGGTCGTGTCGCTCTCCATTTCTATGGAAGAAGAGCAACTGCTAAACGGCCTGCAAAAGCGATTGAGACACCTTCTACCCCCCGACAAATATCCAATGCTCCACAAACCCATTTACGGATGCGTGGGGTGTATGGCATCCTTTTGGGGAGGCATCTTCTACCTGCTGACCGCCCCAATCTTCGGCTTTCACCCCCTTGAAATGGGTGTCGTAATGATGATGGGCGTTGCACTCAATTTCATCTTTATTAAAATCTCGTGATACACAAAATTGTTTACAAACTCTTCCAAAAAGAGCTAACCCAAATGGTATGGGACGAAACCTACAAGCCCGATATGATGAAAGGCTTGAAATTCGCCTTGGTCTGCGAGGGGCATAAGTATTACATCTACTCCAACATCTTTGACATCCCCATTGAGCGGATGGGAAGGGTTCAAGACCTTGTGATCCAACTGCAAAGAATGGTAAGCCGTGAGGAGTTGGATGTGTTCTTGGAGAATATGGAGAACGCCTTGAACGCCTCAGTTTCGGGGGCAGCGGTGAAAAACCTGGCGCAGATTGGCTTTTTGGTGGGAGAAATGAGAAAAAGGAAGGAAATGCTGATACACCCTGACATTATGATGGAACTTGCAGGGGCGGTCTTGATTCGTGAGGACCAAAACCCAGGCGAGTGGAATGCCGAGTTTGAGCAGAAGAAGGTGGAGGCTTTCCGCAATGCGTACAAGGGGAAGGCGTTGTATGATTTTTTCGTTTTAGCCGGGCTGAGTCAATACTTTCCCAATTTGGAGTATTTAGAAGAAGATTGGATAATCTTCTGGGAGATGGCCTCCTCCCGGCTGGAAGCGACACAGGAACTCCTGAAATCCGAGCTATCGGCTCAGAACTCTACTTCAACGACCTAAATTGGCGTGAGTTCTTCGTCTTCCTTGCGGATGGCGATATCTTTCTGTACAAGGAGTATATGAAAACATCCGTTGAGGATGTCTTAACTTTGCTCAAGCACTTCCAAGAGGAAAGGCAACGCAAAGCTAAACAAAACAAAGATGGCTGATAGAATATCCGTACAATACGATGCGAATGTAGATGACCTCAAGAGAAAGCTTGATGACCTAATCGCAAAGAACACGCAACTTGCCAACGCAGCCAATACGGCTCAAAGGGCGATGGCAGGTCTTAATACAACGGTTGGGGCAACGAATAACGCCTTCAATCAGTCCACAACTGTCATAAACAACTACAACAACTCAGTTAATACGACCAACAACAGCGTTAATAATTTGAACAACTCTCTCAATAATACGAAAAAACAACTCGGATTATTTGATGGACTTCTTCAAAGGGTTGCAATGAGGATGGCCGCTGTCTTTGCGGTTTCTCAAATAATTAAATTCGGCAAATCCATTGTAGATGTAACGAGAAAAACCGAATTGTTGACAAATAGGCTTGCGTTTACTTATGGGTCGCTTATTGCGGGACAAATGGCTTTTGATAGGCTCTATAAAGCCTCTCAAAAATTAGGACTTGAGTTTACTCCTCTTGTGGAAGGGTTTTCTAAATTTAGCATTGCCGCGAAAATGGCCGGATTTTCTGCAAGGCAATCTGAAACTATGTTCGTGAAAGTGGCTTCAGGGCTTAGAGCCGCAGGCGCATCCTCGCTCCAAACCCAAAGAGCATTCTTGGCATTGGAGCAAATGCTCTCCAAGGGCGTGGTCGCTGCCGAGGAATTAAGAAGGCAGTTGGGTGAAGCCTTGCCTGGAGCGGTTGCCTTAATGGCACAAGCTTACAATGAACTTCATCCAAAACAAGAAGTTTCAGTAAGGCAATTTATGAAATTGCAAGAAGAAGGCAAAATCATTTCCGCAGAGGTTTTACCTCAATTTGCAAATGTTATTGAAAGAACACTCGCTCCTGCGCTTGCGGGGAAAGCAGGCTCTTTGGATGCGGCAATTAATAGAATGAACACGTCTCTTGAAAATGTAAAAAGGACGCTTGGTATGGCCAATTTGCAAGGTATGGTTAATACCGTTACTATTTTGGGAAGAAGACTTGAAAATGTAGCTGCGGTAATATCTAAACCTGCAACAGATCAAAAGCAAGACCCGATTTTTGGAGGGATTTTTACTGCCGCTCAAGCAATAAATCAATTTGTTTTTGGCGATTGGCTGGGAGATGCAAAGAGAGCTAAAAAAGAACTTGAACAAGATTACCAAAGTCTCCTTGATGAAGGACTAAATTTAGCCAAAGGATATGCAACATTAGCCAAAAAAGCAACTTCGGTCGTTGATCCAAAGACGCTTAATAGCCAAGAATTGATTAAGGGAATGCAAATGATTACTGAAGAATTTCAAAAATTAGATAAACAATCTCTTCAAAAAACCCCTGAACAAGTTAAAAAATTAAACGCATTGAAACTTGCTCACGGGGAACTGCTTACGGTTTTAACCGAACAAATGCAAAAAGAACAACAAGCGGCTGACAATCAAATGAAAAATCAAGAAAATTATAATAAAAATCACGCAAAAAGATTAAAGCAGGCTGAAGATGAAATGGAGAAAACAAAAAAACTTTATGAGGATTCTTTGAAAGACGGCAAGTCAACAAGAGAA